CTCTCTTGTCAGGTGAGAGGTGGGAGCCGCTATCGGTCGGGAAAGCGGTGGGTTTACGAACACTTCGACAGGTTCAGTGACCGGAAGCGGCTCGGTGTCCGGAGGGAATGTCGCTTCGGCAAGGTCAGCGACCGATGAGAAGTTGCTGGAGGCCATCGAGTTGCTGAACAAAAGGCTCTCCGTTCCTATCAAGGCGGATGTGTCGATGCTGGGGAAGAACGGGATCATCGAGCAGACGGAGAAGTACAACAGGGCGAAACGCCGGAGTACCTACGGCAGGTAGCGAAAGTTTTTCTGCATTTTTTTCGCAAAACACTTGGAAATTGAAAAACGAAGTTGCATATTTGTGGTGCGATACATATTGGATGGCACTCTTTAGCGGCTGATTTTGTCCCGTTATTGATTGCTGACATATTTTTTAGAGAGTTTTTGTCCTCTGTATGGTCGTCATTGGCGAAAGCCGTGACTGTACTAGCCGCAAGGCTTCCAGTATGTATCGCAGACCTATAGCAGAGGACATTTATTTACAATTAGTTATGCGATACACTAATTCAAACAACGCGGCTGCTGCCGCTGAAAGCCACAAGATCGGGGCTGACTCTTTCATCATCGAGACCAGGATTGAGCTGTTCCGGATCGCCGACCGGTTCTCCGAGTGGGAGAAGCGGATGTGCGAGAGCAAGGAACTGCTGATGGACGGAAGGCTCGACAATGAGATCAGGACGATGAACACCGCCTTCTACCAGTTGGACGAAGCTCTGAGGAGGATCATGAACGAGGAGCTGGAGTTCGACATCCTCCGCCACGACACCGTTACGGAGTGATTTTTGCAAGGATTTGTCTGACAATTAATTCTGAATAAGTATGAGAAGGTTAATCATTGCTGTTGCTATAATGCTGATAGGGTTCGGCGGGACTTGCTTCGGAAGGAAGCTGGCGGATCCGGACACGCTTACGTTCAAGAAGACATATTCGATGCCGGGAATGAGTGAGTTTGAAATTTACAGGTTTACGGCTGGATGGAGAGAGCCTTGGATGGAATTCTATGGAAGTCCTCGTGGCAAGTATGGAACAGACGGCAAATACTATGCTTGCCGGTTTTATGGACAGAAACTGGATAAGGTCAAGGCTAACATATTCCCTAATGTTTATCTGATTTTCCGTGATGGGTCTTTCGATTTGATATTCTCCGATATTTCCGCAAGTTGGCGGCATAACTATATCGATTGCTTGTCTTCACGGGATGACAGATTCAACCGGAATGTGTTTTGGAGAATGTCGTACAGTATGAAAATCCTTGATCAGATAAGGGAGCGTTCCAAGGAGTTGTTCGAGATAGTCACCGCCTCGATGGATCATTACCTTGAGGTCGGCCCGCCGGTGGAGCTGAAGAAACTCTGACAATCCCGCCGTCCCAGACAGCCGCCTCAGGGCGGCTGTCTTCACGTCAAGAATCCACCGAACAAAGTGAAAATCAGCGGAAAATGTTGGAATTTTGGTCTAAAGTTTGTTCCTTTGTAAACACAAATGATATGCAAACGAAATACACGGAAATCCATGAGGCTTGGGAAAGATGACATATTGGTGATCAAGGCGGTTCTGCTCTACATCCTGACGCATAGTAAGGATGGTAAGAGGGACATCTACAGCCTTGTCAAGGCGGCTTACTATGCGCAGCAGAACCACCTTGCGCGGTATGGCACTCCCCTCTTCAAGGACTGCATCTGCGCTTTGCCGTTCGGGCCGGTACCGTCCAACATCTACAATATTCTGAAAATGGCACGTGGCGATTCTCGTGTGCTCGACTACCATAAGGCAGATGACATGCATTTGGCTTCGGATGCCATAGCTTTCGAGAATGAGAGATTTTCAGCGAAAGAGAGACCCGACATGGATTTTCTTTCCCTGTCTGACATAGAATGTCTGAACTACGGAATCAGCAAAGTTGCCGGGATGTCCTTCAGTCAGATCATGGATGACACGCACGGGCAGGAGTGGAGCCGCGCTTTCAACAGTGGCACTTCCCTCAAGGAGATGGACATCATGAATATATCCAAGGAAGGAAACGCCTCTGATGATGCGTTGCAGTACCTGAAGGACTTTCTTGATACTGAATGGTTTGCCAGATCATGATGGAACTGGGAGCATTTCCTGACAAACTCAGGAAGCAGGCGATTGGGATCGGTCAGGTTCTGGAAAGCGCTGAATATCTTGGACATATAAAGGAAGAAGACCTGAAAGAGTGTCTTGACCACGTCCGACAATCCCCGGCCATCAAGCCTTATGTGCTGAAAAAATTCAAATTAGAAGAGTAATCTTGTTGTCCTTTGTGGCCGCCTGAGGGCGGCTATTTTTGTGCCATAAATGGGGAATTTATGGTTAGGATACTGACAAAGGACTACACGGAGCTGGATCTTACGAAGGGGTTCGAGTTCCAGATCGAGATGGAGAACCCGATGCTGGACGAGGAGCATATCCCTTCGGCTTTCAGCACGCAGATCTCGTTCCCGCCGTCGCCGGTGAACAGGAAGGTGTTCGGCTACACTCCGGCGATGTTCCTGGCTCCGAACGTGAAGAGGCTGGAGGCCTCGGTGTGGATCGGCGGCGTGCCTTTCGTGACCGGCACGTTGGTGTACGACGGCATCGAGGACGGATGTCTGATGTACACGTTCACGGAGAAAGTGGTGGAACTGGAGGGGAAGATCTGGGATCAGGAACTACTGCGGTTCAGCATTACTTCCCTTCCTAAAAAAGATGACCTGTTCACCACTCCTCTGCTGATCAACAGACAACACGTCGCAGACCACCCTTTTGCCGAAAAAGATGTCAAGGAGGCGTGCAGGCTAAAATACTACAACTACAAGGATAACGACACGCCGTTGACCTACGAATCGTTCATCCCCGCCGTCTATGTCTCGGCCATCCTGAGCAAACTACCTATCGACTTTATCCCTGACATATTAGGCAAACCTTTGGCACTCGGCGGAAACCCTGAGAATTATCCTCTTGCCATCCTCGCACCATACCATAGCATCCTTTTCAACGACCTCCATAAGAACGGAGATCCCCGGGAGGGTCCCAGACGCGGATCTCCTGCCAGAGTGGACTCCTACACAGACATCGCCAACTTTCTTCCGGACATCACCTTCGCAGATCTGCTGAAGAACCTTGGCTCCATCTTCTGCTCCGCTTTCTTTCAGGAAGACGGAAGACTCCGGATGATGTCAGCAAACTCAATCCTCACATCTGGGGACGCGATGGATCTGGACGGAAAAATCTCTGATGACTTCTCCTCGGAGACCGCCTTCGCCCAGAAATACAGCTTCGGCTACCAGGAAGGCGAAGCCGGGGAATATGACATCGACAGACTTGAAAGGGATATCGCGAATGGCAAAGTCGCGACTTTGGGACAATTTGAGATCGAGGACCTCTTCGCACAATTCAAAGATGACCACACTGTCGTTTTCTGCGATTCAACGAAGGATGTCTATTCCGGCAGGCACTACCGTGTCAAGACCGGCACGCGCACCGAAACTTATTATGAGGATGTACAGCAGGGAGAGACATGGGTGACCGTAGAGAAGACCAGAGAGGTGGACGTGTTCGCCGATTACTATGAATCCGATGTAATCTATCAAGGGAGCAAGACCGAGGAAACAACGGTGGAGGACAAGGACGCAGAGGGATTCAGCAACATCTCCGATTTTCTGGCAGTCAGATGCGTTCCCGAGAAGACGAACGCTAGCAAGGCTATGGCTCCTATCATTAATCCGGAGGCTGTTTCCGGGGACAGGAGCAAAAAAGCTTATATCGGAATAATCCACCTGTACAACTGTCTCGTCAGTAACGGCTATTCCGCGACCTACTCCAAGATGGACGCAATGTTCCAAGGCCGGGGGGCAATCACTCCCGACGCTCTTTGGGACAAGTACCACAAGGCATTCGCCCAGTGGCTGGGAAAGACGAGGCAGAGGGTGGCCGTGGATGTGAACCTCACGCCTGTCGAGCTGCACAACTTCAGGCTGTACAGACCGGTGTACTTCAGGGGGAGGAAATGGATCGTGGCGAAGCTCTCGGTAACGGTGGCGGCGGGTTCGGACAGGGTCACCACCAGAGGCGAGTTCATCGAAATCTGATGTCCTTTCCCAAGGATGTTACATGTGGTAATTTTGCCATAGACAAGGGGATCTACGCCCCGGATAACGGAAGTAATGGAATTTACAGGTAACATACAGTTCGCGGACGAAAGTTCCTGGCTGACGCTGACAACGGAATCGGATGACACGGTGACGATCTCCGTCAGGCTCAACACCTTTGTCCCCAATCAGGAGGTCATGAGTTTTGAGGTGACTCCAAACTCTGGCATAGTACGGTTGCCGGCGGGGGAAATACTCAGGGTTCTGAAAGGCAACGGCGTCGGGATGATTACAGGAGTATTCTCAGCCACGCAAGGCACGTCGTATTGCTCGTACAGTTTCAGTGTGCTGCCTTGCCGGAAGTTCGCCTACAAGTCGCTTACCGCGACCATATTCACGACAAGGCCGGAAAAATCTCCTGTCTATGTCGGAGCCGAAGACAGACTCTGGTTCTACAGGATGGCGGGTGATGTCTCCACCTATGTCAGATTTAACTATCTTGCCGGAGGCTCATCCGGCAACTACGAGCTCAGTCCCACGTATAGCATTAATCTGAAATATTATGACCTTGACATTTCCGCTGACACGATGCTGGCGACCGCTTCCGCAAAGGGGCTGGACGTGTCAAACATAGTGTCCTATGATGTTTGGATAGAGTGTTCCGGAAGCAAGTCAACGGTATATTCTTTCGACATCAAGAGGATGCGGTTGCCGCTGAAGACGTACAGGTTCCTTGGCCGCCGCGGAACGTATGAATATATTCATGCGACAGGTAATTTCAGCCGCTCGATAGAGGCGGAGACTCGGGTGTTCGTGACTTCAGGGATAGAGCAGGAGCTGGAGAATGACTATTCGAAGACCTTCGAGCAGAACTCAGGGCTCATCGAGAGTGTCGGGATGAACGGGTACTGGCTTGATTTCCTCGCCGCAAAGAAGAGGTACATCATCGAGAAGAACGGATTTGAACGTGAGATCATCGTGGACGAGTTCAAGACTTCGCTGACGGATCGATCCGTCGGAAGCATGACGTTCAAATGGCATTATGCAAACCCTAACAACACTGTCATTGACAAAGTGGACATCGACATCACAGGACTTGGCATCCTCGGGCCGTCCACCGTGAACGACGTAAGCAACACGGCGCAGTTCCAGGTGACATATTCACCGTCGAACACGACACAGCGGAGCATAACCTGGAGTGTGGTGAGCGGTTCGGACTATGCGTCCATCGATGGCAACGGAAAGCTTACGGTAAAGAGTAACGCAAAGGGGAACGAGGTCAAGGTCAGGGCGACAAGCACAGACAAACCAAACATCTACGCCGAGAAGTCAGTGAACGTCACCTATTTTTCGGCTGAAGTCAGCATCAGCTTCCAGAAAGACAGCATAGAGGTCGAGGCAAAGGCCGGCACCGTGACAAACACGTTCACCACGACAGGACTCACCAACCTTCGAGTGTCCGCCTCCGGAGGGATGACCATAACCACGGGGCCGTCGATCACCGGTTACCTCATCGGGTTCGCCTATGCGGAGAACACGGGCAATTCGGCGAAAATGGCCACGGTCACCCTGACAGGAGACAGAACGGACGGCAAGGGAACCTTCTCGAAGTCGTATACGGTGACGCAGAAAGCAGCGACGGCATCAGTCGAAGACCCATCGTGGGATCTTCCTTCTTCATTCTACCAAGAATATCTAACCTTGAATCCTGCCGGCGGCACCTTTGACATAAACATAAGCGATCCTGCGAGAGCAGGCTGGAGAGTAGTGTTCGATAGTCCTCTGACGTTAGAGTCAGGCTCTGCGACCGGAATAGGCCAAGGGAAACTGTCGGTCAGATACCCAGCCAACGACACCGGTTCTTCGCGCGATTTCGAACTCTCGCTCAAGAGCGGCGGGAGTTATTTAACAAGATGTGTCGCCAAACAAGCAGCCAAGGCTGAGACTCCGAAAGTCGACCCGTCCTGGAATTTGCCTTCAACCTGGATCATCAATGCCGACGGAAGCAATGCTCCATCTATCCAGGTCACCGACAACGACAATGTTGGCTGGAAAGTGGAGTACCCTGACTGGATGGGAGCCGAAGGCGGAATCGATTCTGGAACAGGCAGCGGAGAGGTCTCGTTCCAAGTCGATGCCAACACCGGCGCGGAACGCGAGGGAAACATAACGCTGAAGAGCGCTGACGGCAACACAACCTTCGCCGTAAGCAGCGTGGAACAGAAAGCGGCGGCATCGCAGGAACCGTCAATCACATTCTCCATGAACAGTGCCACGGTTAAGGCCACGCTCACTGTATTGACGAATCCGATGTCCTACCAAAACCTTACAGGTTTGAACGCGACAGTGTCCGGGGAGCTTTCGGAGGCTGCGGCCACCATCGAATCCGCCGCGGTTAAGGTTACTTTCGCACAGAACACCACTTCCTCCAAGCGCGTCGGGACGATCACGGTAACAGGAACCAGAACGGACGGCAAGGGAACATATTCGAAGTCGTTCACGATTGAACAGTCGGCGGCAAAGGCCGCCGCCACCTGGGACCTCCCGGCGACGCTGGCATTTGAGGGAGGAGGTGAAGACGCAGTGGCTTTCAATATCACGGATTCAAACAACGTTGGCTGGAGACTGACTCTTCCGGACTGGTGCTTTGTCAGCGACGGGATCACCGAGGGATCCGGAGACCGCGAAACCGACCTGGTGGCAAGGGCAAATGACACAGGATCTGCAAGAATCGGCACTGTACAATTGGTAAGCACAGATGGGAATACTGTCTTTGCAATTTGTCAAGTGACCCAGGAGGGGGATACGACTATAGGACAAGGATAAGACATTAATGAATATGAACAATCATTGCGCATACAACGAAGGAAACGACATTTTCCATGTCGTCAGGGGGAATGATTTCCCTATCAGGATCTACCTTTGGTCGAAAGGACTGACGTTCGGCCAAGATAGAGCCTACGAATTGGAGGGCTGCTCCGAAATAATGGCGAAGGTAGTAGGTCCCGACAGGAAAATCGCCGTCAAAGCATGGTTTGTCACGACCAACGAGATCAGAGGACTCGTTGAAACCGGCTCTCTCCCGATAGGCGACTATGGGGTGGAAGTCGTTTTCGTCAATGGCTCCGGTATCAAAAAGAGGATACTTCAGCACGGAGTCATAAGGGTCGCCCCATGCAACGATGCTTCCGGAGTTCAGGAAGACAGTTGTATTGTCAATCTCTATGTGGATAAAGAGACATCGGGCAGTGGAGATGTCCCTGGTCCCTCACCAGGAGAATCCTGCAAGCCTGACTCCGAACTTTCTGAGACCAGTGAGAATTGCGTGCAGAACAGAGTCGTGACAGGAGCCATAAGGGAGCTGCAAGACTACTGCTTCCCGACTTCACTTGAGGCCTCCATCTCGCCGTCTTCGGCAGAGTGGACAGGTAACTCAGTAGAGGTCAGCGTATCTTTCAGGGTTTTCAGAAACTCTAAGCCGGTAGTAGCTGACACTGTCCAAATCCAGTTCAACGGCGAGACTAAGACCCTGGAGAAGGTAGCTGAGGGCACAGAGAAATTCGTTCTCTCTGCCCAAGGCTATAAATCTGGCTCAGTCACCGCTAAGAAAGACTCTACTGCTATAAAGAACTCACCAAGGCCCATCAGTGTTAATCTCTATCTTCCGGTCTATTATGGCTTCTCTAAAGCCACCACTGGAAATGAGTTGACTATCGCTTCTCTGACCAAGGGTGGGGCTTCTCTCAATGGTACCAGGACTCTCACCAATGATGATGCTACTAAGTATCTGTGGCTCTGCGTTCCTAACACCATGTCAATCAGCAAGGTTACATCTAGTGGCTTCGATGTTCCATTCTTGGCTCCAGTAGAGGCTTCCACTCCAATGGGAACCTACAAGTGCTATCGAACTCAGGATCTTCCTGGTGCTGGCTCTATGACAATTGTTATCTCTTAAAACTTAGAATATCATGGCAGATTATATCAAGATCTATGGAGAACTAAGACGACCATTAGAGGGACAATATGTCACAGATTCGGACCAGGTCAAGCACAAGAATGAGACCTTAAAAGAGGTTCTCGATAGACTCGATGGGGTCACCTACGTAGATGTCCCAGAGCTCGAGGACGATTACATTGTTCAGGCAAGCGCATCTCACAAAGAGACTGTCTATACTATCGAAGTGGGAGCAACCATTCATGCTATCGTGGGTGACTCCACCATCAAATGGATGAACGGAGAGGCTCCTATCACTCAAGCTGATCGCATATATGTGGTCTCAGTGATCGGGTCTCTGGCTGTCTGGGGAGAATTTCCAAAAGCCTAAGCTATGAGTGTATTTAGAGCTCTGATGATGCATAAGCATCAGCCTCTGAGTGAGTTCATCAAACTTGTTCCAGAGAACTTAGAATTCCCGGACCCAGAGAGCACTAAAGATCTAACCATAGAGTCTAATGCTCCATGGACCCTTGGAGTTAAATACAACGACTAAACACCTAACAAAGGCTAATTTATTTATTTCTTAAAAACCATTAAAAGTATGGCAAAACCGAGTTGGATTAAACTGGGCAAGAGCTCAGGTTCCATGGACGATTCCACAACTGTTACCGCCAGTGAGTACACGGGGCGTCAGCAGAGAGGTGGAACAATCACTGCTAAAACAACTGGAGGTGCAACCGACACTACTTCAGTTTCTCAGGCCGGTAAGGCTGAGTTCATTAATGTGCCGACCAAGACTTACAATGCCGCTGCAAAGGGTAGCAACTCTGACGGTTCTGACACCATTCAGATCACTGGTACCGCAAATACGGCAAACATCAAGGTGGCCGAGACTACGGGCAAGATTATCCCTGGGGCCACCTACAAGATCCAAGTCAACGCAGTCAATGATGATTCTTGGGATGGAAAGACTGACACTGGCATTGATGACGATCCGGGTAAGGATGCTCAGTTCACTTTCACTATCGACGTCAAGATCCCAGAGAACAAGACTGAAGCTGCCAGAACATTGGAGATCAAGCTTCAGAATGGTAACGGCGATGTTGTCACTGATGCCATCACCATCACTCAGGCCAAGGGTGTCAAGTCTTATGGTGCTGTTACCCTCACCGTGGGCACTTATCAGCAAATCCCTGCTGCCGGGGGTACCGTTGATGCCCCTTCTGTTTCCTTCTCCCAGCCTTGGGGATGGAACGGTGTTACCTCGGGTGGTGGTACCATTACTACTGGTGGCACTGTTGCTTATGCAACTAAGACCGGATGGCCTTCATCTCTTACCATTGACACAGTTACGGGTCAGGTTACTGCGGAATCTCGTAGTACAGCGGTTGGAGACGTGATTTCAGGCACTGTAACTATCACTCTCAATGCTAATGGCAAGTCTGCTTCCAAAGAGGTTTCAGTTAGTCAGCAAGCCAATTCCGTTACTTATGCGGTTACGGATGTGACACTGGCTGCTCCAGCTGACATCCCAGCTTCCGGAGGTTCAGTATCTTCTACTACGGTTACAGCCAAGGGTTCACGGACTTACACCTCGGGATCAGTCACCAGTGATGTTGCCCTCACCAACGGCTCTGATGATTGTACCATCACCTTTAGTGAGGGAGTTTCAGCTGCTTCACTTGGTACTACTGTTACCAACAGAACCAAGAAGGGCACTCTCACTGCTACGGTTACTTGGAAGACTACAGCTACCAAGTCCGCTTCTGTAGATGTATATCAGGCAGCCAACACCGCTACTTACGGTAACATCACCTTTGACTCTGCCGTTGCCACAGAGGTTTCACTCAAGGCTGACGGTACCCAAAGCCGCAACATGACCGACAACTCCAATGTTGGCGCCAAGCAGACTGTCACCTATACTTCGGGTGCTACCAGAACAGAGGCCAGCACTACTGCTGCGGTTGTCTTTGATCTCAGTCCAAAGGTCAAGACCGTTGCAACTGGGTTTGCTCTCTCTTCTGACGGCATCGTCTCTGTTGGAGCCAACCCTACTACGGAGCCTCGTGGAGGCTTTGTAGTGACAGTAACTGTCACCGGCGAGGGCAGCAAGACTGCCACCAGAGACTTCACGTTTAGTCAGCAGGGGTCTTCTTCCTACATCAACCTCACTCCAGAGAGCCTCACCTTTGTGGCTGCCGGAGAATCCAAGACGCTCACTATAGAGTCAAACGACAGCTGGACTCTTGAATAAGACTGTCATAAGGTGGGAGGGGGCGAAACCCCTCTCATCTTCTAATTTATTCTAAAAACAGAATCATCATGGCAAAACCAAGTTGGATCACTGTAGTACCAGGGCCTATAGGAAGTGGCCCGGGGACAAGACTACTAAAAGCAAGCTCCCATACTGGAAGGTCAAGCAGACTAGGCTCTATCAAAGGAGTCACCTCTGGTGGAGCCTCTGATTCTGTAGTTCTCTCGCAGGATGGAGCTAGCGAGTTTATCATGGTAGACAAGACTTCCTATTCTGTCACAGCTCTGGGTGGCACCGTGAAAATCACTGGCACCAGCAACTCACCGTCTCTGAAGGTGTCTCAACTCACCTATTCCTCTTTACTTTCAAATTTCGCCCTTAAAGTAAACGGGACGGCCTATTCCTGGGACGGAAACGTCTCTCATCAGATATCGGGTGATCCCGGAGCTTTAGACTCCTATACTTTTGAGATCTCCTTTGACGTGGCGGAGAATCAGACAGAGAGCTCTAAGGACATCACTTTCAAGCTCACCGATTCGGGTAATACTGGGACATCTTCTGATACCATCACTATTACCCAAGCAGCAGGTGAGAAGACTTATGGCACTCCCAATGTAAATCTTAGATACTACGAGTGGCAGATACCTGCATCAGGAGGAACGATCTCGCCAAGCTATACATTCTCTATTCCTTGGGGTTGGAATGGTAAAACTTCGGGCGGTGGAACACTCACCGAAGCAGATACCCATACAGTTACTTATGCTTATGTCAATGGAGGTCCAGTTTCTCCATTTGACTGGACACTGGATCCAACCACTGGAGTGATCACTATGGCTAGTCTAAAGACTAATCAGACTACCCAGGATAGTGGTAATATTTTTATCAAGATCACTATTGAGATTAACAGTCAGACTTTAGAGGATAATGATTATGTATTTCAGGATAAGAACATAGCTACCTACACTTTAAGCTCTGCTTCTGTTTCATTAGACGATATCCCAGCATCGGGGGGCTCAGCTGACTCACCAAACTTTGTCTCAGCTTCAGGCAAGATTGATTATTCTTCGGGAGAATCCGACACACCTTCTATAACATCTTCAGATGTTATCATTACGTTGTCTAAAACGGTAAACGGTTCGAATCTTGGTTCAACCATCAAGGCCAGAACAAAACTTGACACAGTTACAGCCACTATAAACTGGAATGGATCTCAAGTTACCCAAAGTATTGATGTATACCAGCAGGCCAATCAGGTAACCTATTCATCAATTGATGCCACATCTCCAACTGTAAACTCCCCAGGGAGCGGGGGAGAGATAGATATAGAGGCCCTTATAAGCCCAAAACAAACAGCTACTTATACTTCGGGTGCTACCAAGGACCTTTATAGTTTTTCTTACTCCTTTTCTAATAAACCGTCTTGGATAACCGTTGACGAACTAGCTTTGAAAGTTATTGTGGATAAGAATGTCACTGGCTCGACAAGAGATGGAGAAATTAAAGTAGATATAATTGGTTATGGTAATAGGTTCAAAAGAGTATACCTATCTATCCATCAGGAGGCTATAGTTATGCCTTCTTGGGATGTGCCTGCTACATTCCACTTCGATCAATGGGGTCAGAGTGATCTATCTCCAGCAGGCTTGGACTTGAATATCTCTGATCCAGATAATGTGGGTTGGATTATCGAGGGCCCTTCTTACGTGAAAGATAGTTTAACAGAGGATAACTCACTACCAATAAGCGGTACAGGGGATAAGAGTATATCTCTGACACCTGGTGTTAACACTTCTTCAGAGAGGACCTTTTACCTCGTTCTTGAAACTTCTGCTAGAGATGCAATTGCCTCTTGCAGTTGTACACAGGAGGGTTCACAATCAGGTGCTACCTGGGATCTCCCGGCTACGCTGACAATTGCGGGAGATGGCGGCGAAGCAGTGGTTTTCAATATAACAGACAAAGACAGCACCGGCTGGAGATTGACTCTTCCGGACTGGTGCTATGTCGGTGGCGGGAATACCGAGGGATCCGGCGACACCGAAATCGAGCTGTCGGCAGGGCCAAATGACACCGGATCTTCAAGAACCGGCACTGTACAATTGGTAAGCACTGATGGGAACACCGTTTATGCTACTTGTACCGTAACTCAGGAGGAAGATACTTCTCCAATTGATTAAATAACCTAATTACACCAAAATAAAGACATGATCATCGACATAAATAGTTAAACCATGATGGACTGGACAAGCATAGTGATGACGCTTATAACCTCCGGGGCGTTCACGGCGGTATTCCTGTTGGGAGATCGCAAGACCTCGCAGGTGCTGGACAACGTGGGCAAGAGCATAGCCCAGTGGAGGGAGATAGCTGACGAGTACCGAAAGGAGAAGGAGGATCTCAGAGCGGAGATCTCGCGCAAGGAAACCAAGATCGGCGAGCTATATAAAGAAATGTCCGTGCTACGGGATCGCAACGACAGGCAGAGCAGCAGGATAGCTCACCTTAACGCCTTTCGTTGCGTGAAGGTGAGGTGCACTGACAGGGAGCCGCCTTTCGGTACCTCAAAGACGGAGAACGACAAGAAGGAGGACAACGATGGGGACGATAACTAAGGACTTTTCCTACAAGGAATTCGAGGCCTCGCCGACGGCGGAGCGCAGGGGCATCTGCAACGTGATCACATCGTTCGCGGTGCGGGACGCTGTGAAGGAGCTTGTCGAGAGGGTTCTCCAGCCGCTCCGTGACAGGGTGGGGCATCCGCTGCGGATAAACAGCGGCTACCGATGCCCGGAGCTCAACAGGGCGGTGGGAGGAGTCCCGACCTCGCAGCACGTCAAGGGTGAGGCCGCCGACATCGCGGCGGAAGACCCCTACCTGCTGGCGAAGGCTGTCAAGGACACGCCGGAGATCTGGAGGGAGGTGGACCAGATGATCCTCTATCCGACATTCGTGCACCTCAGCCACCGCAGGGGCGGGCCGCAACGGGGACAGCTGCTCTACAACAGGCGGCACAAGGGAGAAAGGCTCTAATCTTCGAAGAATATGAAAGGTTTTATTAAAGTATTACTTTACATCTGGCAGCTGCCGCAGAACTTGCTTGGGTTGCTGCTTTTCCGGTTGTACGGACACGACGGTGCAATCAGGCGCGAACACCGCGGAGCAAAGGTGCTATATTCACAAAAAATGAGAGGAGGGATCAGTCTCGGAAAGAGGATAATCCTGCCTAGGAAGTACGCCTGGCTGTCAAATTCCTATGTGTGTCTGGCACTCGCCCACGAGTGGGGACATACGAGGCAGTCGCTTTATCTCGGATGGCTGTATTTGCCTATCATTGGCATTCCGTCAATTACTTGGGCTTGGCTGCATTCTTCATTCAAGTGCTTTGACACCATCAGCTATTACTCGTTTTTCACGGAGCGTTGGGCTGACAGGCTCGGAGGCGTGAGGCGATGAAGCCGGGGTGGATCCTTCTGCTTGTCGCCGCGCTGGTGGCGGCTGTCTCCGTCCTGAGCTGGAGGCTGGGCTACCGCACGGCGGTCGCCGAGTCCATCGAGACACCCAAGGCAGATACGCTGTTCGTAAGGGACACCGTCACCGTGGAGTACCCCGTCCCCATCCTAACCACCATCATTGACACACTCCTTGTCGCCTATCCCGACATCGTGATCATCCACGACACAACATTCGTCCAGATCCCCAAGGAGCGGAAGGAATATTCCGGAAAGGACTATCGTGCGGTGGTGTCCGGCTACCAGCCAAGCCTCGACCTGATTCAGGTCTTTCCGGAAACGAAGGTCGTGACCCGGACCATTTCCGTCCCGTCACGAAAAAGATCTCATTTTGCCCTATCCCTTCAGGCCGGTTACGGCATAGCCATCCAGGACAACCGCATCACCCCGCTACCCTACATCGGCGCCGGTCTCTCCTACAGCCTTGTCGAGTGGTAGTAACGTGAACAAATGGTTAGAAATAGGACTCGTGGTGACGGATGGACTCGTTGGCGGTGCGGGTCTCCAGAGGGGTGTAGAGGTCGGTCATCTGGAGTGAGTGATGGCGGGCTTGGTCACGAACAGAAAGGAGATCGGTGCGGGCCTTGATCAGATCCGTGATGCCTGTGTCCTTGAGGCTGTAGAACTTGTACTCGGAAGGGAGCCTCAGATCCTTCTTCAGATGGTAGGTCCAGAAGTCTCCGAAATGCTTAGCTGGATGGTGTGCAGGTCCAGGACGAAAACCGGAACTGAAAAGATACCAGTCAGCGGGGCTTGACAGCACATCAAGGTCGAGCATCAGTTTGAGGACACAATCAGGAAGGGTTACCACGGCATCCTTCCGGTTCTTTGAATATTCTGCCCTGACGGAAATGGTGCCTCCCTTTACCGAAATGTCACCGATCCTGATGTGGCTCATCTCCTTAGGGCGTATGAAGCAATAATAGAGAACATAGCAAGCCAAAAGATCCCGCACCGATCTCCTTTCTGTTCGTGACCAAGCCCGCCATCACTCACTCCAGATGACCGACCTC